AGGTCCTCATTTATCATCGCTACCGTTGAAGCCTTACTACCTACAGTTAATCCCTCCGCAGAAGCGCTAGCGCTTATTTTATCAAAGGTTTGCTTAAAAGACAACCCTTGATATGGATCTTTAGCTGCTGCTGCTGCTTTTATCTTTTTGATATGCTGAATGCTTTCTTCATCGAAAGCTTCCATCAAGTCAGGAACTTCACCGTTGGCGATTTGCTCTTCCCAACGATCAACAAGGTCGTCACCAGTGTCTTTGAATTGAATGTCGCCGTTCTCGTTTCGGTGTGCCTCTATAGGCTTCTTTTCAAATTTATCAATGTAGAAGTCTATCAAGTGGTCATACAGCGTTCGTTCTTGAAACAATTCATGGTTCGAGGGCAGCTGATACTTCCGAACCCACCACCTCTCGACGGCTTGCTTGAGAGTTGGTTGCCGAAACTGCTTCCGAGCTGCTTCCTGTGCTAGATCCATCAGCGAGTGCTCGCTCAGCCGACCTTCTGAGAAACGTGTTCTCGAAGTCGATTACCTCCTTAAAGATCTTTCCAACAAGCTGCATGTCGGTAATCTTATTCAAGTCCCACCAAACCGGGGCTGTCTTAACGGCCAACTCCAAGTGTGCCACCATGTTGTTGAAGGTGTCTGTCTGCTCGTCTACGCCCCGTCCAGGATTCTCCGAGTCATAGTACATTCCACCGTTCAACTGCGCTTTACGGACGCCTACAGCGGCCAAATCACGGATGTTGAGCTTCTTGATCGTGAAGTTGCCCTGATACCGAATATCGTCTACGTCCGATACATAGTCAATAGAAAAAGTCTTTACAAGATTATTCTTTGCTGAAACAGTCATATCGCCCTCCGGCTACTATAGCCTTTTTGTTTTTATCACGATAACACAGTATGTCAAGGAAGTACGACCTGTGTTTTATGACACATAGTCGTCACTTGACAACACTATGGTAATACCCTACAGTCTTTACTGACTCCGATGTATGGAGTTCTATAAAGAACTAAAGCCACTAGGGATCCTTGGTTAGAAGAGATCCTTAGTGGCTTTAATAGTATCAACTTTGATCAGGCTGGGTTCTCGTATTCATCTAGAACTCTGATAGATACGAAGTTAACGTTTTCTTGGACGATACCACGAGCCGTAACGTCCCACGAGTGACCCGTGCAGCGTACGCCTTGGAATAGGCAGATCGTCTGGCGAGTTACCGTGTCCTGAATGGCTGCTTCTAGGTCACCTGAAGTGATGATCTCTTCCTGTCTTGGTAGAATTCCAAGCTTCTTGAGAGAATCACCGACTACACGGAATACCTGTGCGCTCAAGCTCGTACGGTACGATACGGGTACGAACTCACGAACTTCTAAAAGTGCGAGAACGTCAACAGGCTCATAATCGATCATCTCTTCACCTGATACACCTCCAGCGAAGGCTACCGGTACTGAGTTGATCAAAAATACTGCGCGTGCTCCGCTGAAAGTCTTGGATGCCGCCATGTCGCGTTATCTCCTTAAGATAAATAGCTAAGGTAAGAACAAAAACGGAGGGGACGACGCAATGCCCTTACCTTAACTAAGCCTATTATATCACACAGGTAGCGTGAATGCTACTACTGCGGCCTCTGCTGCGCGAAGTACTTCCGCCAGCGCCTTGTTGTCCCGTGGCTGACCGCCTGGTGCGAATGTGAAGTTGCGTGTAGCGTCAGTCGAATCTTCCGGAACAGTAACCGCTACAGCTGCGCCGCCACCGGGTGCCGCGGAGAAAGCTGGTGCTACTGTAAGCGTAAATTCGTCATTTCCTACTACCTTACGAATTCCGAAACCAGTTACGTTGACCTTCTGGTTCTTTAGTTCGTCGATGCGTAGTGCCTTTCCGCGCGTGTTGAGAGCAATTCTTGTAGCCGTCGAACCGGCAGCAGTTACGCCGCTGAATAGCGAGGTCTCTGCGATGGTTGCGCCACCAAGCTGCTGAACGATGCGAACTAGTGCATCCGTAACAACACGGCTGTCGCCGTACACATTTCCGGCAGGTGCCGAGGCCGACCCACGTCCGTCACGGAGATCCGAGATGGCTGCATCAACCATCGAACCTACGATTGTGTAGGTGTCGCCTGCTACTGGCGACGCTGGGATTGCACCCGCTGCGAAGAAGAGTGCGTTAGCTGTGTTAGACACAACTACTGCAGACTTACCTGCAAGGGCGGCAGTTACGTTTCCAGTAAATACTACGGTATTTCCAACCTGCGTATTTGCCACGAATGCACCTGCATCCACTACGCTTGTCGCAGTGCCGCCAGTTGCTGTGAGTGGCGTGGACTTGTCTAGAGCATTCATAAGAAGTTCTAGTACCGAAGCCATGTCCTGTGCGCGAAGGAAGTTCAAGGGGTAGGTCTGAACTCCACCCGAGCCGCCTGCACCACCGACGAGGCTGGTGAAGGCTGCGGCAGCCGAGAGGCTACCTGCTCCCGAACCAGTTGGAAGGTATGCGCCGAGTAGGTTAGAAGCTGCAGCGGAACCGTTGATTGCAGCGGCAATCAAAGTCGCTGTGTTGGAAGCACCAACCGGTACACCTAGGTTGACTGCAAGCGCAATGGTAACATCGTTACCAGAAACGCTTACTGCTAAACCAGAGGTACCAGCAGGAACGGTTACCGCAACACGGATGCTGTTTCCAGCTACACCAGCGTTTGCTGCGACGAGGCGGATTGCTGACGTACCGGAACCCAACGTCAACTCCGCTGCGGAGTAGCCGGGGCCAGTACGGAGAGTGTCGCGGACTCTCTTAATGTACAGAGCTACGTCAGTAGGAAGTGCAGGCATGAAATTACTCCTTAGCTATTTATCAAGCGGACTGAGTTGGTAGTGAAAGATAGATATCAATCAACTCGAAGTTGATTCCAGGTACCGGGAAGATACCTACGTTAAGTCGAATGATATCACCTGAAGAGAATACCTTTAGGCTGTGATAGGCGCGGATAGTCGTACCAGTTGCCGGGTCCGTGGAATCCACGATGATATTCGCAGAGCGGAAGGTTTCGAGAAGGGCACTCGCCGTGTCCTTAACCGAGGCCACAGTAGCAGGCGTTGCCTTACGACCCGTGAACCGCGACTCGATCGTAGTTCTAAGGTTGTATGCTACGTAGCGAACGACATCGCGAACGCTTCCCTCCGAGAATGCAAGGTTGTCGTCCTTGACCCACGTAGTCATGTCGCGTACCCAGCGCGTTCCACGACCGGGAAGAGTCTCAGCAAACATTACGCCGTTGAGAATAAAGTCTCCCGAGTCGGTTACACTGGAAGGATCCCACGAAGGATCCTGCGCCATGGCCGACGCTCTCAAGAACTTATTCGTAAGTGGTTCGCCAACTTCATTTACGCCAAGACGCATAGAAGCGCCCATGACTGCGAGTTCGCGAGGACCCTTTTGAACCAAGTCACCCGTTGCGCCAACAACTGTTGGATTCTGTGCGACTAGAGCGATGTCCGCGTCGTTCACGCCGTTTGCAGCCTGAATGATTTGTTCCTTTGTACCACGGAAACCAAGCCATCCACCACGCTCAAGTCCAGCGGCTCCTCGCGCAGCAGTTACATGGTCTACCAGCTGAGCAGAAACCGCTGCCCAAGTTGCGGTAGAAGAGTAACCTTCGTTGACAAGGTCTTGGTCAATAAGAGGTACAACCTCATCTACCACTCGAAGCAACATGGCGTCAAAGCCGCTCTGGAAGTCAGAGTTTGAGCTGATACCGCGTGTGCCCCCGGCAAGGCGGAAAGTCCACGGAAGAGGGTCTCCGGTAGTTCCGGGGTAATCTACCGTGTTGCCGTCAGAACCGTCTAGCGCATCTGCTGTGAACCTTACGGCTGTAAGATACTCAGCAGTGTTGTTGATCCAAGCTACGATTTCCTTGATGTCTTGGCGGAATCCCGTAGTAGCAACTGTTCCCGAGAACGACGTCTGCATGTTGATCGACGTGCTGTTTACTACCAGTGGGTTACCAAAGTCAAACTGCGTAGCCAACTCTACATCACCGTTAATCTGCGACGGAATTGTCGCCAAGTAATTGGTGTTTGTATTGATCAAGTTTGCAAGCTGACGTACGGTAAGTCCTACCGGAATAGAGATGTTGAGGTTATCGCCTACCACACCGGTAATAGTAGTTGTAAACGATGTAGCAACTCCATTAGAGCCGTTAAACTGTCCTAGTGCAGACGTTACACCTAGAATTTCAATCAAATCGCCAGAAATAGGAGCGGCAGTAAGATTTACATCCAAGGTTATGTCACCTGTGCCGTTTGTGTTGATCTTGCTGATTGCTTTGACGTTGCCTGAAGCATCGCGCACGACCACAGTTCTATTTGCGTGAGCAGCAGCGACTAGTGAAGCAGGTGTTACGTTGATTACCGAGGCAGTAGAACCCGAAACTACTGCTGTAGTTGCCGATGTAGGACCGCCACGATAAACTACATGAAGATAGTTCCTGAGGCGCCCACCAAGTGTTGGGCTAATCTGCTGCTCACCCTCAAACTCAGTGATTACTTGGTACGACTCGTCTGTGGGGTTGTAGTCTACGGTAGCATCAATGCTAGACGTGTGCTGACCGTGATCACGGCTAGTGAGTTCAATTAACGTTGCACGGATATTTACTGTGTTGGTTGCTGCAGGTGCCTGAGGCAATGCTGGGCTGATCGTAATGGACGATGTACCAGCGCCGCCTGTGTTAGAGGCAATCTGTCTAAGGAACGTAGGAGATCCGGGAAGAGCAGGAACTGCAATCTCGGCCCAGCGACCAACTAGTGCGCTCGCTACTAGTGTAGCAGCGACCGGAATTACTGTCGTTGTTGCACCCGCGGTAGCCGTAGTAGCAAAAAGGTTTTCGTTAAACGATGGAAGTTGTACAGACGAACGTGTTGAAGCGTTAGTCTTGTAGACCACAACTTCGGCAGCGCCACCGGGAATAAGTGGGTCTCCAGAAGACTGGAAAGCGAGCTTGATAGCATCAACGATTGGTCCAGAGCGGAACAAGCTGGTAGCTTCTGCAGGGTCACGAAGAGAAACCAGTCCTACTTCGCTACCTGGTGCGCCGCCGTCAGCCTCACCGACCAAGCCGAGAACGCCGCCAGCCGTGACACCAATTTGATTTAGCGCCTCAGCATTGATGCGCGTAATGCCGCCTGGACGAAAGCGAGTGATTCCATTAAAGGTAACTGACCTAGCCATGTGTTACTCCTTTTTAGTACGCCTTGAATAGTTCATCCCACTTTTCAAGCGGGTACTTGTTACCTACGTTTGTACCAAGGAATGCCTTCATTCCTCTTAAGTGTCGTTCGGGCTTTCCCCGAAGCTTTGCCCACTGTTCAAATGCATAAACTTTTAAACGTGGAGCCTTTACTGTAATCTTAGGAAGTACGTCTACAGTAGGGACCGATGTAGCTGCTGCGGTCTCTTGCGAATCGGCAAAAGTATCTGAATCTTCGAAATTTTTCTTAGCCATTAAGTCCCTCAGATATTTATTGTTCCTATGAACACGCTATCACCGAGTGTTGGTGTGTTGCTTAGTGGATTTACATTAGAGAACGTGAGTTGAATCTGCTTAGCTACATCGCGCTCAACGATCAGATTGAACGGATACGTGAACTGTAAGGTCATAGAACGAGTAAATATCTCGTCAGGCAGCAACTCGCTCCTTGGAGCCAAGTCGGTACCCGAGACCTTCAAAGCCATAATGCCCTGCCCTTCGAGGAATTCTCTTTGGACAAACAGTATCGCTTTTAGCACGGTATAGAGGTATATTACCTCTTCTTGGTTACCAGCCAAAATCTCTAGCTGATACTGTCCTTCATAGTTGGCTCCTACTCGAAGCTGTCCTATGTTTCCTAATTCATAGGCGCGCACCGGTTGTCCGTATGCCGCCTCTGGCGGGTCTTTTGCGTAGCGAATTTCTACTACGCTAGTATTTGTACAGTTTACCTCAAACCTACCCACTATGTCAAGTTGATCTGACGAAATTGAGTTAATCTTTTTTATTTGACCTGCGCCAGCACCGGCTACTACATGTAGGTTTAAACATGGCCAAGTAGTGCGTTCTGAAAAAATCTCATTGATTATTTCTTGATCTTCCGTTACAAATTTAATATATGTGTTTTCAGGACTGCCGGGAAGAAGATTATTAGCCGGGTACTGCGATTCGACTCTTAGAGGACCCGCAACTAATCGCGGTGTTCCGCCCATATCACTAATACTGGCACCACCTAAAGTGTCTATAGCCATGTCCTGATCTGGCATGTCATAGTTTGGTGGGGTTCCCATGACATCGCCCAAGAACTCGTTGGACTCAGATTCCATCTTCAGCAACATGATGATTGCTGGGACTTTTATTTCAGTGCGAGGGTAGTTAACGCTAAGATCAATAGTCTTCGTAAGAAAATAAGATTTTATAGCTTCCTGTTGCGGAACTGGAAGATTCTTGAACAGCATGTTGATGATTTTGGGATCTCTGCGGATAGCCTGCATCCCATTGATTATCGCACGCTGAATAATAATTTCCGGTAAAACAGACATTAGATCTCCGACAAGAATTTCTTAACGTGTTTAGGAATAATAACAGTGTTTATTTCTGTTACCACTGCAGGTACTATTCTAGCTCCCGACCACCCTTTGTGAATCCAAGATTTCTGGGGCGACTTGTCCGTAACAGTTCTGAATACCTTGGGTTTTTGCATGTTAATCAAACGATTAACGTTTAACGGAATGATACGAAATATACTAGCACCTTTGCTGGGTGGCAAAGCGGCGGCTACAGCTCTGGGAATCCTTAATTTATTTACAGGCTTAGCTTTCGCTAAAAATCCAGGTTTTAAATCAAAAGATTTACCCCCTCGCTCTACTGCCAAAGCTAAAGGATTGTCTAGCGTTAAATAAAATGATAGTGCATCTACTATTTGAAAATTAATAGATTTGACATATGCATTTCTAGAAGATTTAAGTCTTCTACCAGCCTCTGATTTCCAAAAAGATTTACTTTCAAGAGCAA